GTTTGCAAATTTTTCTTTTGGCGTAAAAACTAGAAGCTATATTACTGAGCTTACTTTGTTTAAACTTCCAGGTGCCATGCGTTATAAGTATGAAGAATTTATTAGAGAGGGAAGCCTTCAAGTTCTTCCAGGAACAGTTTTAGACATGATGGAAGTTTATGAAGATTTAGAAGAGTTTCTTCTCCAAAACAAATACGATGTTCGGTGCCTTGGGTTTGACCCATATAACGCCAAAGAATTTGTTACTCGTTGGGAAGCAGAGAACGGTCCTTTTGGAATCGAGAAAGTTCCTCAGGGAGCTAGAACAGAATCCGTACCTCTTGGTGAACTTAAGATTCTTGCAGAAGAAAGAAAGCTGATTTTCGATCAATCTCTTATGTCGTTTGCTATGGGTAACGCGGTTACTTTAGAGGACACTAATGGGAATCGAAAGCTTTTAAAGAAAAGAGCAGAAGAAAAAATCGATAATGTTTCCGCGATGATGGACGCATACGTCGCCTACAAGGCAAACAAGGAGGCGTTTGAATGATTTTTGATGAAGAAGTATATTTAGAACATTACGGCGTCAAAGGTATGCGATGGGGCGTTCGTAGAAAAGCTAAAAAAGACGCTAAAGAATTTTCTAGGGCAAAGCAATTTTACGGAGAAGGGGCCGGAACTAGGCGAAAGCTCATTAAGGCTAAAGTTGAAGGTCGAAGTAAATCAATTAAAGATTATGAAGAAGCATACAATTATTATATGTCTAAACAAAACACCTCTAAACATGCAGAAAAAGCCATTTCAGAACGACGCCGTAAAGACGCCGCTAAAACCGCTAAACAAACTACTGGTTACGTCGCTAGAAGGCTTACTGGTGAAATGGGCACAAAAGCTGCTTTTACAGCCGTTGCTATTGGTGGAATTGCATTTTTTTCGAGCCCTAAAGGCCAAAGGCTTGTCTCTGAAAGCGTCGCAAAAATTAACTCTAGTCGACAAGCTCGTAACGGCGCAAAATTGGTAAAAGATTTTATGAAAAGCCAGGGTAGGTGATAAAATGATTTTTGATGAAGAAGTATATTTAGAACATTACGGCGTCAAAGGTATGCGATGGGGAAAAAGAAATCGAGCTTTGAACAAAGCGAGTAGAGATAAAGATTGGAAAGAACAAGAAGTAAAAGTTTTAGCTGCTCGAGAAAGAGTTAAAAGTGGTGAAACAAAAGCTACCTATAAAGCCGCTAAAAAACAATATAAAACAAATCAAATTGAATTAGGTACTCGAGAAGCTCGTAAAATCATTAATGAAGCTAAAGATCAACGCCTTGACGACCTTTTAACGGCACGCCTTCCCGCCAATAGAAAAGAAATGATTAGAAAATCAATTATTAATATGGGCTCTGGAATTGCCCTTACTGCCCTCGCAACTGCCTCAACAAGGCGCTAAAGGAGGTGACCAATCTTGCCTATTGTAGACCGAGTGAAAAAAGCTTGGAACGCATTCCTCGGGAGTTCTATTACCAATACAACTGGTCTTGAATATTCTACAGGAACATTTTATGGTGGGGTCCCTCCTCACAGAACTAGAACGCATATTTATACAGAAAAATCAATCATTTCTTCAATTTACAACAGAATTGCTATTGATGTAGCAGCTCTTGTAATTAAACACGTAAAAGTTGATGACAAAGGTCGTTATGAAACCGATTTAGATACTTTTCTTAATAATTGTCTTACGTTAGAGCCAAATATCGATCAGTCCCCAAGGGCGTTTCGGCAAGACATTGCCATGACTCTTTTTGATAAAGGGTGCGCGGCCTTAGTTCCTGTTGATGCTTCCGTTAATCCGTCTACTAATGAGATTTTTGACATTTTAACTTTACGTGTTGGTGAAATTATTATGTGGCACCCAAAACACGTAAGGCTTAGTGTTTATAATGAAAAAGTTGGTAAACGAGAAGAAATTACTCTTGAAAAACGGTTTATCGCAATTGTAGAAAACCCTCTTTATTCGGTTATGAACGAACCAAATTCGACTCTTCAAAGACTTATTAGAAAACTTTCGCTTTTAGATTCTGTTGATGAACAAACAAGCTCTGGAAAACTTGACATTATTATCCAACTTCCTTACGTCATCAAATCCGACGCAAAGAGACAAGCAGCAGAAAAGCGTAGGGAAGACATTGAGGTCCAACTTAGAGGTAGTCAATACGGTATTGCATACATTGATGGTACTGAAAAAGTAACACAACTTAATCGTCCCGCAGAAAACAACCTACTAAAACAAGTCGAATACTTAACTGCACTTTTGTACAACCAGCTCGGTCTTACAGAAGAAGTAATGAATGGTACTGCTGGAGAAGAGGCAATGATTAATTATCACAATCGGACAGTAGAACCAATTGTTACCGCAATTATTGAAGCCATGCAGCGTTCTTTTCTTGGGCCAATGAAAACCTTCGACAAAGAGCGTATCATGTACTTCCGAGATCCATTTAAGTTTGCTCCTCTTAGTCAGATTGCGGAAATTGCCGACAAATTTACTCGAAATGAAATTCTGACGTCTAATGAAGTTCGATCATTTATGGGCATCCAGCCATCAAAAGACCCAAAGGCCGATGAATTAACAAACAGCAATATGCCTCAACCAGAAAACTCAAATTCAATTCCGAGGACTAACGGTTTCGAAAGGATTAGTCAAAATGGAAGCTGATTTCAGCGGATATGCAACCAAGGCGGGGCTTAAATGTTCTGATGGTAGGACTATTATGCCCAACGCCTTTCAGCACCAGGACAAAATGCAGGTTCCCCTTGTTTGGCAGCACGGTCATAAAGATGTAGAGAACGTTCTTGGGCACGCAATTCTTGAGAACCGCCCCGATGGGGTTTACTCTTACTGTTTCTTTAATGACACTGCTAAAGCCGCTCACGCTAAAAAACTCGTTGACCACAAAGACATTACTATGCTGTCTATTTGGGCAAATGAGCTGGTCGAGCGTTCGGGTCGCGTTCTTCATGGCGCTATTCGTGAGGTTAGTCTTGTTCTTTCTGGCGCCAATCCCGGAGCCGTGATTGAGAACGTTACTATTCGTCATTCTGATGGTGATCTTACTGAAATGGATGATGAAGTTATTATTTATAGTGGTGAAGAAGTTGAGCTTTACCACGCTGATGGAAACGATAATTCTAATGAAGATTCTAACGATGGGGAAGAGACCCTTCAGGACGTCATTGATTCTATGAATGACAAACAGAGGGACGTTCTTTTTTACATGGTTGGTCAGGCATTAGAGGATAATGCTTCCGATATGTCTCAGAGTGATATGACTGATGACTCTAACGATAAGGATGGTAAAGAAATGAGCCGTAACGTTTTTGAGAAGGATGAGAAGGAGAGCCGCCCGGTTCTTTCCCACTCTGACGTTCAGGGAATCGTTGCTAGCGCTGTAAAGAACGGGTCCCTCAAGGACGCCGTTGAAGAGTATGCTCTTGCCCACGGTATTAATGATATTGAGATTCTTTTCCCGGAGGCCACTCAGCTGACTGCGGCTCCCGAGTGGTTCTCTCGGCGGATGGAGTGGGTCAACGGCGTTCTTGGTGGCGCTCGAAAGACTCCGTTCAGCCGGATCAAGACTGCTACGGCGGATCTGACTTTTGATGAGGCTCGAGCTAAGGGTTACATCAAGGGTAACATGAAGAAAGAGGAGTTCTTTGGGACTTCTCGTCGGACTACGACCCCTCAGACTGTCTACAAGAAGCAGAAGCTTGATCGAGACGACATTATTGACATCACTGATTTTGATGTCGTTTCGTGGATGAAGGGCGAGATGCGTCTGATGCTCGACGAGGAGCTTGCTCGAGCCGTTCTTCTTGGGGACGGTCGAGAGGTTGACGACGAGGACAAAATTAGTGAGGAGCACATCCGACCCATTGCTACGGATGATGATTTTTACACTATTTATGTCAACGTTAACCTTGGGGATGCAAACTCCACGGTTCAGGAGGTTGTGGACGGTATTGTTCGCAATCGCCAGTATTACCGTGGTACTGGTCAGCCTACCATGTACACGACTGAGTCGGTTATTGCCGAGTTCCTTCTTTTGAAGGATACTCTTGGTCGTCGTATTTATACGTCTCTTGACCAGCTTGCTTCCGAGCTTCGTGTCAGTTCTATCATCCCGGTCGAGGTCATGAGCGATTATCCGGACATTGTTGCGGTTCTTGTCAACATGTCCGATTACGCAATTGGCGCCGATAAGGGCGGTCAGGTTGCGATGTTTGACGACTTTGACATTGATTATAACCAGTACAAGTACCTGATTGAGACCCGCATTTCTGGTGCTCTTATTCGACCGAAGTCGGCTATTGTCGTTAAGAAGACTGCGTCTAATGCCGTTCTTCTTGCTAACCCGACTGCTCCTACGTTCAATGAGACGACTGGAGTGGTTACTCTGCCTACTTCGACCAACTACACTTGGAAGGATGACGAGGGTAACGTTTTGAGTGACGGAGCACAGACCGCACTCGACATTGACGAGACCCTTACTGTCGTGGCAGTTGCTAACAGCGGCTACTACTTCGCCTCGAGCGAGAACGACACCTTCACCTTCAAGGGTGTTACTGAGCTCTAGCCCTAAAAGGAGTTAAGATGCGATTCTGTGGAGAAGTCGGTTACGGCGAGCCCATTGAAGACCCATCTGACTCCGGTGTGTGGGTTGACACTATTACTGAAGTTCAATACTACGGCGAAGTCATCAGGAACACAAGAAATCTGCAATCTGGTGAATACCTTAATGACGACATCAGTGTTAGTAATTCAATTAGTATTGTTGCTGATGACTTCGCTGTAGAAAATTTCCTTAAAATCAAATATGTGCGATGGTCGGGGGTTCTTTGGACAGTCACAAATGTGGAAGTCAAGAGCCCCCGACTCATCCTTACTCTTGGGAAGGTTTACAATGGGCCAGCGCTCTGAGCTTCAAGATATTTTAAAAGATCTTCTTGGTTCCGACCAAGTTTATTTTCAACCACCACCTAATGTTAGTATGGTTTATCCGGCAATTGTTTATAAAAGAGATTATATTAAGATCGAGTATGCCGATGATAATCCATATGCTCATAAAACTCGGTATCAGGTGACGGTTATTGACAAAAATCCGGATAGTGACATTCCAGGTAAAGTTGCTTGTTTGCCTTTGTGCGCTTTTGATCGATTTTACACGGCAAACAATCTTAACCACGATGTTTTCAGAATTTTCTTCTAAGGAGATAAAACCATGGCAGAGCTTGTTTGGGATCAGGTCGGTG